CATTATTTTATATTCAAGAAGGCTAGTCGTTTGAATTGTCATATTATGCACTCAATGCTGTATAGGTTAAAGACGTACACGTGACGGTATCGCCAGCCGTGATCGTTAGCCCATTGGTCATGTTAATATCCGATGCGGATGCGGCAACTGCGCAATGTATGACCAGAGTAGCGCCGGACGTTTGCAATGCCGCATTAGCAACAGGTGAAGCGTTGCCAGCGGCATTGGTGTCTGACGTGATGGCGCTGGCGGTTGCCGTGCCCGTCGATGACGCACCAAACGCAGTGACCGACAAGGGAAGAGTCGCAACAACAGCTCCCGGTGCTGCAACTGTCCCGGTTAGTCTAAATGTTAAATTTCCCGAAGCCCCGATTAACGCAGTTACCGCGTCGGTTGCTGCGTTACGTGCAGCGGTCGTGTGTGTTACAGCCATTATAATTCCTCATCATTGTTTAATTTTTCATATCCCACAACATGACCGACCAGATCAAATACCTCTTTCAGTCCTGTTGCAGATCTTGTTACCTCTATCGTCATCGCCAGCTCTGCCGGTTCCGCCGTTAATTCAATCATTATTCTAACCTCAAAATATTGCCATCTGCATCCCGTATCACATTAACAGGTTTTGCAGGTTCTGGTTTGGTTGTTGCCACCGTTTGTATCGCATCAAATAGAGCGCCCTGTGTTTTTACTACACTATCAATCATATTAACCAGTTTCTCTGTTGCTACTCCTGACGTAACTGATTCTGTTGGTTCGTGTGGTTCCGGTGCTTCGTCATTTTCGCTCTTATCACCTAAATCTTGATCAATCGCTTCCTCGTTCGTTAAATAATTGTCTGCCTGTGAAACAGTAGTTACAGCATTTAGTTTGGTTATCTCCATCGCAATGTTGGCCTCAAGCTCATCATATTTAAATTGCAACTGATCAGCCGCTTCCTTATTTTTTTGCAATAATTGGAGCTGCTCAAGTTGCGCCTTAAGGTTTGCTATCTCTGACGCTGCGGTTTGTTTTTCCATCTCGCGCTGATGCTTACCAAGTTCAACCTGCCCTTTTAACTGTACGTTAGACATCTGTGCCTCAGCCGTTGTAGTGGCGGATTTGGCAAGCTCGGCTTGCATACGTATCTGCTCAAGTTGCGCCTGTTCTTGTTTTTGTTTTTCCTGGCCTTGTTGCTGTTGCGCTTGTTGTGTGCTTTGCTGTCCTTCCGGTGAGTTTGGATCGACAAAGTATTTATTCGCACTGGTTAAGCCAGCGAACTTACAAAAGTCATCTAACGTCGCGTAAATCTTGTTTTGATTGATTAACGATTGCCCAGGCTGCGCTATTATTTGAGCCTGTATCTGTTGCAGTTGCGTGATAGCTGATAACTTGCCGGACACGTCGCCGGTTCCTGTGCCGACTCGCACGGTCGCTTTAGACCGCTTAGGCCATGTTACAGGATTGACTTTAATCCATTGCCCTTTAAACTGATAATCCTCAATACTGTCCTGGTGCATCGTGACCAAGTCGCGTATTTTGGTACATAACGGCTTAATGCCGGTCTCGCAGATGACGCGGATAATGAGGCCAACAAGCTGCTCTTTGGCAGTCATCATTCGGTTAGCGCCTTGTGACCCTATCGCATTGCCGATGTTTTCTGGTGTTGCTGTTCCATCCGGGGATACGCCGGTTCGACCAGATTTTACCTCGTCTAAATATTGCATCATGTGGAACGCTGAATCACCCAATGGCGGCGTCGCCAATGGCATCACAGCATCCAAGCTCTTAACCCTACGCAACCCTCCGGGCCTGCTTACTAAAAAGTCGTTTATATTTACCCGTCCTTCAACTATCAAAAGTTGTTGATTATTTTGCAGGTAAATGTTGTCCATGATGTTACGTATCAAGGCGGTCTTGTTGTCCTGGATTTCCTTTAGCCTGTCGTAGATACTGAGACCTTGGAATTTATGGGACATAAGGATACAAGTTGTCGCTACCCAGGGACTGCAATCAATCGGTTCAATGCTTAGCACTTTCGTTGGTGGCTCAACCCCAGCGACCGTGACCTTCATTAATTTGGAAATGCCGGTTTGATTCATATCCAGCTTTAAATAGCATTCGGCTATTTCGATAAGCTTGTTAGCGTCGTCCTCTTTCCCGATCGTGGACGGTATGAGCGTCGCTTCATTTTGCATGTTGAAACGGTAGCTTGACCGTATCAGATCAGCCGTGGCCAATGATTCAAGATCGTCATCGCTTAGCCCTTCTTCTCGCAGGTCAGATAATGATTTACTGAGGATGTGACAGGTAAAGCGCGCATTAGCTAGGCTGATATTGTTGTGCTGGCTGTTCACCCTAAACTCTTCTGGCGATACGGAATCAATGCAGACCTTGCCGCATTTGGTAGTAACGGATATTTCTACGTTGTAATAATTCGTCGTCTGTCCCATTTCATCCATGGTTTGCACGGGTTCCAGGCTTAATATATCGGTATCGTCCCGACTAACCAGCATATTTAGCTGTTCTTCGATTAGACCGGTATAGCTATGCGTGTTAACTTCTTCCTCGTCCTCATAATAGACTTTAAGCATTCCGTTACGCTGCATCAATGCGTCTTTTACAAACTGGTGCAGCAATACAAAACCGTCGTTCTGTTTCATGAGCACGTCATAAACGTACTCACTCTCAATCTCGGCCTGGGATTCATCACCTTTGTTCAAAGGGTCAAAGACCACCACCTGATTATTTTGTGTAAATGACTCCATGATTTGCGGCATGATCCACTCAATCGCGTCCGCAACATCCGTAGATGTGATAGCGCTCCGACCTTCTTGCTCTGTACCGTTGGGCAGTCCTAGATAATATGACAATGGCTCGCGTAACATCGATGGTGATGAGCTGGTGATGTTGGCGTTGCTCAATTCATTGGCAACGATCGACAGGATTTGAGAGTCGGATAACTTGGCCATTAGATTCTTTTGTCCGCGATTGCTTTTAGGTCCTTACAAATAGGCACTAATGCTGTCATCAATGCCACCAGCTCCGGTAGCAAATCAGCCTCAACGTGTATTTTATCCAAGGGACTCAAACTATCTCTTAATGTAACCATTAGAGTCGTATCAACGGAGCTATCTACAATTTTGTATTGGAACATTTTAAAACCCCTGTACCATGCCTTGCGGCAAATAATAATCACTTGGCACTTTTACAGCACCGGTATCCTGATAAAACACGTCTGGTTCAACTGGGTCAGCAGACCCTTTTGCTCTGCCGTCATCATCGTGCCAATCCCAGCCTACCGATGAGGGCTTAACACCATTTAGCCAGTGTTGCACTGAGATAAACGCCCCACCACCCGCGCCGACATAGGCCGTGTGGTCATCGTGCGGAAAAACCCTGATTGCATCCCATAACGCACGCTCCTCGTGACGGTGCCCGTTTACCTCAAAGGCCACTTTACCACTAACCGCCAATTCATAACTATCACAATTGGGATGACAATGTGTTTTGATTTCGCAGTTTTCGTGCAGGAGAAATAATTGTACTTGATATTGCCCACTACGATATAAAACAAGCCCGCTCAAGCTGCCGCTAAAGTCCAGTGCATTGTCTAGTGGAGGCTTGAGGGGCTTGAAGTTTAGCCAGAAGTGTAAAAACGAGGTCAGTTCGCAGAACTCTATTACTGGCGCGTTGATTGCGTCTTGCATCGGGTCAGTCATGACATATCTCCGGTAAGGCACTCAAGGCAATGATTTTGTATAGCAATCGGGACAGTTCGCTTACATCACTATCAGTTAAGATAATCCTGGTGTTGTTATTGTCATTGATAAACGTCAACAGGATATTTGTCCCGTCATCGTCGTTGGTCATTTCGTAGCGTATCATATAATCCCTCTATTAGCGTTTGAATAATCTATTTCTTTCCACTTCACATCCATCAGCATTGGATGTGCGACCGCCATCAATCCAAAAGCATCGCCGCAATGAGACGCAAAATCGTGATCAGGGCCTAGGCCAATGTTCCGCAACTCGTCTCGCTTTTCTTTGTACATCGATAATGTGTCTATCCCATCCAAGCAACCCGGGCTATCACTAAACCACATCGAGTTAAATAAACGCCTTCCCGCTTCAATTCGTTGGTTGGCTGCACCTGCGCCCTGGTTATTGATGACTACTGCATCAAATCCAGCCTCCATCAATGCCGATTCGTATGTGACCTGATAAACTTTATCATGCTGTGCGCCGTCATGCGGCAAGACGCATTGTATACGATCATAACCATTACTGCGTAACCATTGCACATGAGCCGCAAGCGGTTGTCCTTGCGCCTCATAATAATCCAACACCCTGATCTCGCGGCCAATAAATTGCGAGATCCAGATTGAACAACTATCTGCCCTTGCACCGGTCCCGCCAATGTCCCAAAAGCTTCGGATGGTCATCAACGGATCAGCCGCTACCTTGCCTATCCTGCCCTCTGTCCTTGCAGCATCCAGACAAACAGAATAATACGCGCCTTGAATAGGGATTTCAAAGTCACATTCCATTTCCTGCCGCCAGGCCATCTCTGACATTTCCGCTTTCAACGATTCAATTTCAGTTACGGGCAGAATTCCGGACTCGCTGGCCTTGAGTTTAATAACAAACCAATCGCCGGATCCGGTAACGGCCTGGGTGTAACGATCATAAAAGCTGTTCTTGCCCTTCGGTGTGCCAATCAACACCGCCCAACCTTCACGATCCGCTAGTGCAGGTCGAATAATAAACACCCAAACTGACGGTTTAAAATCCGCGTACTCATCGCAAATAATGCCATTAAAATATAGCCCTCGCAGTCTATCCGCGTTATCCGCTCCAAACAGCTGTAGCCGTGAGCCATTCTGAAAATCGATTCGGAGTTCGGCTTCATTGGCCTTGGTGCCGGGAATTTCCCGGGTGAAACGCTTGACATAGTCCCATGCTACTTGTTTTGATTGATTAAAATAGGGTGAGATATAGGCATAGCGGCCCATTTTGGATTGATCTGAAAGACAATGTTTGATTAGTTCGTTGATGCAAGCGACTGTTTTACCTGCGCGTCGATGAGCGACCACAACGGCCCAGCGTTGTTTCCGAGCGTGAAAGTCAGCGAACACGTCGCGTGGAATGTAACTTGGTGCCCATTCAAGACTGTAGGGAGCGGGCGCAATCATGGCCGCCGATAGTTTAGCCAGCCTGACTGTGCGGTGATTAGCCATTAATAAGCGCTAATTGCTCAAGCTGGATCAGGCGCTTTTCTATTTCGTCGCTTTCCATGAGGGTGCGCGCTTTTACTAAAATCCCTAGCACGGTGTCGGTTGCTTCTAAGCTGATTTCTTCGTTAAAGCATGCGTCGGTAATGGCCTGTAACTGCTCTCCTATCGTTAATCCGGCGATCGCTTTGGTGATAGTAAACTTTTCTGAGTTGGTTGGTTTTGGTTTGGGAACGACCCAGTTTAGTACAGCAATGCTCGCTTGCACATCGCCTGAAGCAACAGCGGCTGCTATTGTTGCAACCGCGTCCTCGCTCAATTTGCCCAAACCATCGCGGGCGCTGTTTTGTATGGTTCGTCGTCTTAGTTTTGGCATAAATGAGGTATAAACCCTAAATTAAGCATAAAAAGCTTTGTTTTTGTATTAAAAACCCTAATTTTAACAATTTCAAAGCCCTTTTATCCACGTAGTGGATATTTTAACAATTAATTTATTATAACCGCAATCAAAACAACCAGCGAAACCAACAAAATCAAAACATCTACAAATTTCATAATTTCCCCAATTTTTCCAAATTATTCATTAGTCGATTATAAACGCAATCAATAATAAACTGCGTCTTATTGCCCTCAATCCTGTCCATCATTTCAATGGGTAGTCTGAGGGAGTACATTTTCCTCGCCGTGAGTGTTAAAGGCCTTCCTTGGCCGGGTTTATTGAGTTTCATGCTTGCGCCTATCTGTCGTTTATGTCAATTATCTCGCTTATGGACATTTCCGCTTTTCCATTGGCAAAACATTTTTTTAATTGCTC